TCCGCAGAAGCTTGGGTTACGGGTAATTCGAACCCCGACTTCGGACTGTTCGGCGGTGCTGCTAAGGGGGTTAAGTGAAGGCCATCGAAGCAATGAGGCAGGCCATTTCGCAAGCCGAGTTCGGCGCGTGGGTTGGCATCAGTGAAGCGCGCGTGAGCCAGCTCATGGCCGAGGGCGTGCTGACGCGCGGCGAGTCGGGCCACGAATGGCTGATGGCCTACTGCGAACGGATGCGCGACATCGCCGCCGGCCGAGCGTCATCGGAGACGGGCGGTCTCGACCTCGTGCAAGAGCGCGCGGCACTCGCGCGCGAGCAGCGCCTCGGAATCGCAATCAAGAACGCCGTTGCCCGCGGTGAGTACGCGCCCATCACGCTCCTGGCCGAAGTCCTCGCGACCGCGAGCCAATCCGTCTCCGAGCGCTTCGAGCAGCTGCCCGGCCTGCTGCGCAAGGTGTGCCCGGAGCTGCCGGACACCGCACGCGACAAGCTGATGTCGGCCATCGCCGACGCGCGCAACCAATGGGTGCGCGCGACAGCCCGGCTCGTGACAGAGGCCGTCGTGCAGCCCGAGGAAGAACCTGAAGAAGAGGGCGAACCGCTGTGAGCCTGGCACCCAACGAAACGCTGCGCGCGGTGGTGAATGCCGTGGTGTCGGGCCTCGTGCCGCTCAAGATGGAGCGCCCGCAGCCGCTGAGCACCTGGGCCGAAGGCAACTTCTACCTGTCGCCCGAGGCCAGCCACACGCAGGGCGAATGGAAAGCCTATCCGTTCCAGAAGGGCTGGATGGATGCCTTCAGCAATGACGACATCGAAGAGGTGACCGTGCGCAAGGCGAAGCGCGTCGGCTACACGAAGACGCTGCTCGCCTTCATCGCCTACAACGCGGCGCACCGCCGGCGCAAGCAAGCGCTGTGGATGCCGACCGACGATGACCGCGACAGCTTCGTGAAGTCGGAAATCGAGCCGATGCTGCGCGACGTGGGCGCTCTGAAGGCGGTCATCGTGCCGGGCAAGGAAGACACGATGAAGCTCAAGAGCTTCTTCGGCTCGGTCCTGCATCTGCTCGGCGGCAAGGCGGCGCGTGCCTACCGCCGGATCACCGTGGCCGTGGCGGTGCTCGACGAAGCTTCGGCCTTCGATCAGAAGATCGAGAAGTCGGCCGACCCCATCACGCTGGCGCGCGGCCGGCTCGAAGGCGCGCCGTTCCCGAAGTTGGTTGCCGGCAGCACCGTGCGCATCAAGGACTTCGACCACATCGAGACGCGCGAGAAGAACGCCGATGCGCGCATGCGTTATCACATCGTCTGCCCGCACTGCGATGCCGAGCATCCGCTCATCTGGGGCAGCAAGAAACTGCGACATGGCTTCAAGTGGGACGGCTCTGACTACAACACCGTGCGGCACGTTTGCCCGCACTGCCACGAGTCGATCACGCAGGCCGATTACCTGCGGATCTGGGACACCCGGGCGATGTGGGTCAGTGAGTGTGGCCGGTATCGCTACAACCACGATCTGCACATCTGGACCGATGCGCAAGGTGTCGTCGTCCGGGCGCCGCGGCATGTGGCCTTCGTCGAGATGTGGAGCGCCTACAGCCCGCAGCGCGCATGGTCCGACATCGTGCGCGAGTTCCTCGAAGCGACGATCAAGGCCAAGGCCGGGGACACGGCCCCGCTCGAAGGTTTCGTGAACGAAACGCTCGCACAGTATTGGGAGGCGGTTGTCGAGCGCGCTGACGAGCACGCGCTCTCGCGCCGGTCCGAGGACTACCGCCGCTTCACGGTGCCGTATGGCGGCCTCGTGTTGGTCACGGGCGTGGACGTGCAGGACAACCGCTTCGAGCTGGTGACCTGGGCCATCGGCCGCGGCGAAGAGATGTGGTGCATCGACTACAGCGTCATCATGGCGAACCCTGCCGACGAACGCGACTGGTCGCATCTCGACGCCTACCGCAAGACGATCTTCCAGCACGAGAGCGGGCAGGCGATGAAGATCGAAGCCGTGGCCGTGGACACCGGCGGCCACTTCACGCACCAGGCCTACAACTACTGCCGCCAGCGCGAGCGCGAACGGGTGTTCGCGGTGCGCGGTGACCCGCAGCCGAGCAAGATGGTCAAGAGCAAGGCCACTGTGCAGGATGTGAACTGGGGCGGCAAGATCATCAAGCGCGGCGTGCGCCTCTGGTATGTCGGCACCGACACGGCGAAGGATCTGATGTACGGCCGTCTTTGCGTCGAGCGCAAGGGCGCCGGCTTCGTGCACTTCAGCAAGGATCTGCCGCCCGAGTTCTACACGCAACTGACCTCGGAGGCGCGGGTGCCGCAGCGTGTGGCAGGCGGCGAGGCCTACCGGTGGATGAAGTCGCCCGGTGCGCGCAACGAGGCCTTGGACTGCACGGTCTACGCGATCTTCTGCACCCACATGCTCGGGCTTCATCTCTACACCGGAAAGATGTGGGAGCGGCTGGAATCCATCGTGCAGCCGCCGAACGGCGATCTGTTTCGCGTGGAACGGCCGCAAGAGGTTTCGCCGGCTGATGTTCCACGCGAAACGCAGTCGCCTTCCGCGCAGACAAGTGAAGCGCCCGCCGCGGCGCAGGCAAGCCCGCCGAACCCGCCCCCCACAACGGCCCCGCTCCCGGCGTCTGCCATGCCGCTGAAAGCGGCCCCACCACGCCGGACCATCCAACGACCGTCTCGTCAATCCCATTCCGATAGATCATGGTGAACAACATTCGAAATGACATCGTTCTCGACATCCTCGGCCGCGTGCAGGAAGCACTCGCCGCCGCAAAGGGCGAGCTGACGCCCGAGCTCGTAAAGGGCGTGGAGGCCGACATTCGGGCGCAGTGGGGTGGAGACCGCGTGTTCATCGCGCGGATCCGCGGCGAGGGTCATAGCAGCCGCAACAGCCGAATCTTTCGGGACTATTTGGCCGGTGAACGGGTGAAACTGCTATCGCGACGCTACGAGCTTTCTGAGCGTCAGGTGCTGCGCATCATTAAAGCGCCGGTTCGTTAAGGCAATCGAGCTCAGACGCAATCATCCAATTGACCTCTCCAAGCCTGACTATGAGCAATCGGCTCGGAGCTCCAAGGAGTCCATACCCGCAGTCGAGTTAGGATCTGCATGAAAAACACGAAGCTCGTCATCCCGCTGCGGCGCTGGTCTCGTCGGTAACGTTTCACGTTGTTCTCACATTGCAAGTGGAGTTCATCTAGCAGGCTCCTGACATCGCTTTCTGAACGGCACTGCGGGAACCGCTGAGCCACGTATCGGAAAACGTTCTCAATGTCAGACTTACGAAGAACAGCAAGCGGCGGCGGAACGATCCTCACGTCGTAGCCCCACCACACGTGCTTGTCGGCGTGCGCGTCGCGCCCGAGAATTGCAGAGAAACAGCAATATGCGAACACAGGGGTCGCGTCAACTTGCATGAAATCTGCGGCGGAAATTTTCGACTCGTCGCGCTGCCCCGCTATGGATTCGACGGAGCCGTGACCGAAACACATCAAAGCACGCGGTTCAGAATCGGACTGCATCGCGCGTAGCGCTTCGGCCCTTGTTGCCCTGCTGCCGGTTAAGAAGATCGCACCTGTTGAATCTGCAACACGCGCCGCAATCGAAGCACAAGCAATCGTCTCGCTGTCATATTCTGGAGCAAAGACGATCATTGCAGCCCGTCCGTTTCTTGAGCCGCGTCCACAGCCAAGAGCTCTCGCGCCACGCGAAGCAGGTCAGCCGCATATTGACGTGCCAGCGGCGTGCCGTTTGTGAGCGCGTCGGAAAGCTGCTCTGCCGTTACCTTATGGCCCTCCATTGTTCGATAGATGATTCGAGAGCTGGGGGTTGTTTCGCGAATGAGCGCCCCTAAGAGGCGGCGGCCAAGAAGCCTTTCAGCATCAGCAAGTGGCTCAAAACGCTGCTCGGATCCCAAGATTTCTGCAAGGCCCGATAGAAAATCGCGCAAGGACGGAGAGCGAGTCACAGCAACGCCGATGTTCATCGCTCTGAATATTTCTAGACCGACTCCCGGCAACCGTTTGGAGCCGCCAAGGAGTGCAATGGCTACCGTCTTGGTCAGTGGAATTTCATCCGGGAACTGGAGTCTGTCCAAAGAGTTTTTGCTCGAGTCACGCAAATGACTTTTGGCGGCACTGATGTCAGCAAAAAGCCAAGACTCGATCGATGGAACTGCGAAAAAAATGTGGTTCGCATGCTGTCCTAGTCCTGGCTTGTGCCGCAACTGCGCTCGCGCATCTGCCAAGCTTGGCGCGTCCGCATCAACTAGTGCGACATAGATGGGCACATCTGGAGAGCTGGCGATAGGACTGCCCGTATGGGTTAGGTACTGGCGGAAAACGCCGTTCTTCCCACGGCAGGCGTGTGCAGTTACTCGCAGGTCCGACCGATCGAACGCCTTCACGACTATTGCCTCGACCCATGCGGCGTCGTACTCAGCCTCTACGAAGATATTCAAGTGAATCATGAGTGCCTCGGATGCGCTGCAGTTGCAGCATTGATCTCGAGTCTAGAGGTTCTTCGGGTGCGATCAGCTTGTGGCGGTTGGTTTCAGCACCCGTGGGCACCTTAGCTCCAAATCTGACCGCGCCTGATCGGTCTTAAGCGGACGTTCGAACCGGGACCTTCAACGTTAGGTGTTGCCCGACTGTAGTCGAACGGTCCATACGGTTTGGGTCTTAAGCACGTCATCATCCGCCGCCACAGTGCTGATAGCGATGTGAGGTGACACGCCACGCCTTGCCGATGTCACCTGTTGCATTTGATAGTGCGATCAACACTGACCAAAGGCACGACCGTGGCAATCGACTCCTCTCACATCGAACCCGTCTCCATCATTCCCGGCGATACCGTGAAATGGACGCGAACGCTTGCGGACTATCCGGCCTCGGCCGGTTGGGCGTTGAGCTATGAACTGCTCAACTCGCAGCACCGCTACCAGATTGCGGCAGTTGCTCACGGCGACGTGCATTGCGTCGTCATCTCCGCGCAGACCACGAATAGCTACGCGCCAGGCTCCTACGACTGGCGAGCGCGTGTCACCAATGCCGATGAGGTCTACACGGTCGGCACAGGGCGCCTGGCCGTCGCGCCATCGTTCGGTGCGGTCGGCGATGTCCGCTCTCACGCAAGGCGAGCCCTCGACGCCATCGAGGCGGTGCTCGAAGGCCGGGCCACCAGCGCGACCGCCGAATACGAAATCAACGGCCGACGCCTGAAGTACATCCCACTCAACGAGCTGCACGCGATGCGCACGAAGTACCAGCGGGAAGTCGCAGCGGAAGAGGGCAAGAGCGGGCCGCGGGGCGTATCGGGTCGCATCATGGTGAGGTTCGGCGCATGAAGACGCCCGCTTTCCTTCACCGCCTATTGCGCAGCGGTCCTGCGCCGAAGAAAACGCAGGTTCGCCGCTTTCAGGCCGCCCGCATCGACCGCCTCTCGGCCGATTGGATCGCGACCTATTCCAGCATCAACGAAGAGCTGCGCGGCGACCTCGACCGTCTTCGCGCGCGAGGGCGTGAGCTGCGCAACAACAACGACTATGCACGCAAGTTCTGCGGCATGGTCGAAACCAACATGGTGGGGCCGGCCGGCTTCGTGATGCAGGCGCGTGTAGAGAACGCGCCGGGCAAGGCCGACAAGCTCGCGAACGATGCCATCGAAGCGGCGTTCGTGCGCTGGCAGGCCGTGTGCGATGTCACCGGCCGGCAGTCGCTGCGCGACATGTGCGAGACGCTGGTCGGCGGCCTGCCGAGCGATGGCGAGTTTCTGGTGCGGCTGGTGCGTGGCCCCGATGCGCGCAACGAATTCAACTTCGCGCTGCAGCTCATCGACGTGGACCGCATCGATACCACGTTCAACGGCATGGAGCATTCGACCGGTAACACCGTCATCATGGGCGTGGAAGTGGATGCGTATCGCCGAACCGTGGCGGTCCACATCTTCGAGGCGCATCCGAACGATGGCCCGCGCACCTCCCGGCAGCGCGTGCGTCTGCCGGCAGAGGACATCATCCACGGGTTCAAGGTCGAACGGGCCGAGCAGGTTCGCGGCATCCCGTGGATGGCGCCGGGAATGCTGAGCCTGCATCACCTGGGCGGCTTCATGCTCGCCGCGGTGCTGGCCGCCGAGCACGGCGCGAATCACTTCGGCTTCTTCACGCAAAACCAGGACGCAGCGCCGGGCACCTTGCCCATCGGCGAGCGCGACGACGGCGGCGACGCGATCACAACGAGCCAGCCCGGCATCTATGACACCTTGCCGCCTGGCTATGACTTCAAGCCGCACGAGAGCAAATACCCGAACGAAGTCTTCGGCCCCTTTGTGAAGACGGCGCTGCAGCGTGTGGCGAGCGGTTGGCGTGTGTCGTACCACGCGCTCGCGAACGACCTCGAAGGCGTCAACTTCTCAAGCATCCGAAGCGGCACGCTCGACGAACGCGACCGATGGGCGTCGGATCAACAATGGTTCATCGACATCCTGCTCAAGCGAGTGCGCGCCGAGTGGATGGTGATGTCCCTGCTCTCGAATGCGATCACCATGCCGAACGGCAGTCCGCTGCCGGCCGCGAAGGTCGCGAAGTTTGCTGCGCACGACTGGCTCGGCCGTCGTTGGGAGTGGGTGGACCCGCTCAAGGACATGAACGCGCGCATCGCTGGCGTGGGTGCGGGTCTGGTCGCGCCGCAGGATCTGAGCGCGCAGATGGGCCGCGACTTCTACGACACCATGGTGAAGATCAAGGAAGCGCAGGACCTGGCGCAGCAGCTCGGCATCGTGTTGCCCGCCTACGCGACGAAGGTCGCGGCGCCGGCGCCCAAGCCTGCGAAGGGCCGGCCTGCTGCGGCCGACGAAGAAGACGAAGAGGAAGAAGAAACCACGACTTAGTGACATAGCGTGCCTTGTCAATGTCACTACTGCGCCGTTGCAATAGCGGCATGACTTCAAGTCTTCCTCAAGCTCTTCGCGAGCATCTGCCCACCGGGCAACTCAAGCGCGCTTTCGTGGTGGAGCGTGCCTCCATCGACGAAGAGGCGCGCACGGTGAAGCTCGCCTTCGCGAGTGAAACGCCCGTCAATCGCGGCTGGTTCATCGAGGTGTTGGACCTCAGTCGCAAGTCAATGCGCACCGGCCGCCTCACTGCCGGCGCAAACCTCCTTTGTGACCACGACACACGAGATGTTGTCGCGGTCGTCGAGTCTGTGGAAATCGGTTCGGACAAGGTAGCCCGTGCCGTGGTGCGCTTCGGTCGAAGCGTGCGCGCAGAGGAAGTCTTTCGCGACGTGATCGACGGAATCCGCGTCAACGTTTCGGTGGGCTACATCATCCACGAAGCCATTCTTGACGGCACTCGGGACGGGTCTGACACCTACCGCGTGACCGACTGGGAGCCCTTCGAGTTGTCTCTGGTCAGCGTGCCAGCGGACGCGACTGTCGGTGTCGGCCGCAGTCTCCCCGCCGAGCTGCCGGCCGTTCCTTCCCTTCCTTCCCTTTCCCCATCTTCCACGGAGAACCGCGCCATGACGACGCCTGCAACCACGCCTGCCGCCAACCCGGCACCCACCATCGAAACGCCTGTGCAGCGCAACCACGCTGCCGAAATCAGCAAGATTGCCGCCGCCATGCCTGGCGGTGCCGATCTGGCGATGCGCTCCATCCAAGCCGGCCACACGGTCGAGCAATTCCAAGCCGAAGCGATTCGCGCACTCGCATCCAAGCCCGTGCCCACCGCCGACATCGGCCTGACCACGAAGGAGACGCGCCGCTTCAGCATGGTGCGCGCGCTCAACGCGCTGGCAAATCCCGGCGATGTCGCGGCCCGCAATGCCGCGGCCTTCGAGTTCGAGTGCTCCAACGCCACCGCGACCAAGCTCGGCAAGACCTCGCGCGGCATCCTGATTCCGTTCGAAGTGCAGAAGCGTGACATGAACGTCGGCAGCGCGGCGGCCGGCGGCAACCTCGTGGCCACCGATTTGATGTCGGGCGACTTCATCACCATCCTGCGCGATGCGATGGTGCTCAACACCTTGGGCGTGCGTTTCCTGTCGGGTCTGGTGGGCAACATCGCGATTCCGAAGCAAACCGGCTCGGGCAGTGCATATTGGGTGGCCGAGGGCCAACCGCCGGACGAGAGCGGCGCGGCCATCGGTCAGGTCGCGATGTCGCCGAAGACGGTCGGCGCCTTCACCGACATCAGCCGCAAGCTGTTGCTGCAGTCGAGCATCGACGTGGAGAGCTTTGTCTCGTCCGACCTGGCGATGGTGCTCGGCCTGGCGATTCAACGCGCGGCCATTGCCGGCGGCAGCGTGGCGAACGAGCCGAGCGGCATCCTCGCGAAGATCGCGGCAGGCATCGCCGGTGGCGCCAACGGCGGCGCCCCGACCTGGGATCACGTCGTTGATCTGGAGACGGCCGTGTCGGTCGCGAATGCCGATGTGGGCACGCTGGCCTACCTCACCAACGCGAAGGTGCGCGGCAAGCTGAAGAAGACTTTCGTCGATGGTCCCGGCACTGGCGAGCGCGTGTGGCAGAAGGGCAGCGAGCCGTTGAATGGCTATCGCGCCGCGGTCACCAACGCCGTGCCGAGCAACATTGCCAAGGGCACCGGCACGAACCTGTCGGCGCTCATCTTCGGCAACTTCGCCGACCTCGTGATCGGCATGTGGGGCGGCCTCGACCTGATGGTCGATCCGTACACGCACAGCACCACGGGCACGGTGCGCGTCACGGCGCTGCAGGACGTGGATGTCGGCGTGCGCAACGTCGAAAGCTTCGCCACCATGGAAGACGCGCTGACCGCGTAAGCCCATGCTCGCCGAAGACCTGTCTGTTTTCTTCAGCGACTTCGCGGTGAACGCCTCGTTCACCGTCGAAGGCTTGACGAAGACCGCGCGCGTCATTTTCGACCGTCCCTATGCGGCGCCCTTCCGGATGCAGGCCGATGCAGATTCACCGTCGTGCCAAGGCGCGACGGCGGACCTCGCTGGCCTGCAGCGCGATGACGCGATCACCGTCGATGGGAAGACCTTCGAAATCGACCGTGCGGAAGCGGACGGCACCGGCGTGACGAACCTCGTGCTGAGGGGCCGCTGATGCTCGCACTGGAACCTGCCATCGTCGCCCGCCTGCGCGCCGAGCTGCCCGAGACATGGACCGTCAAAGGCATGTTCTCGGACAGCGGCCGGCGCGATGCGGAGCTGTTCGCTTCGGTGCTGTTCATCGACGGCAACGTGCCGGCCAGCGATGCGCCTGGCGCGCTCGTGCGGCCGTTCTGGGCCATCACGCTGATGGCGAAGCGCAGCGACGCGGACGCACCGGTCCATCTCGACAGCGCCTTCTCGCGCGTCATCGAGGCGCTGCAGGGCTGGACGCCCGGGGCGATCGCGGGCCGGCGCTGGGAGCGCCTTCAGCTCGCGAGCGTCAAGCCGCCGCCTTATCCCGAAGCCGGCCTCGTCGGCATCGAACTCGTTTTTTCCACATCCGCCCGCTTCGACGGGCAACCCTGAAGGAATCCCCATGCCAATCGTGCACACCAAAACCGAACTGTCGGCCCCGCGTGGCCGCCTGCGCCTCGACATCCTGAACGCCCTCGAAGAGCTGACCGGCGAGGAAGAGATGGGCAATTGCCCGAGCTTCGTCGTCACCGTCGATTCGGAGAAGGCCGAGGAATTCTCGGCCGAGACCGCCGCGAGCGAACTCATTGGCACCCTGACCGGCAAGGTCAAGCGCACCGCCAAGATCACCTGCAACAACATGAGCATGGCGACCTATCAGCGCTTCCTCGCGGCCACAAGCGAGGTCGTGGTGCAGGCAGCCGTGGCGGTCACGGGCGAAATCCGCGCCGTCGTGCCCGGCAAGATTTACCAGCTCGGCCAGACCGCGGCCAACCCCATCGGCGTGCGCAACGTCACCGCGGTGACCGTCAAGACCGAAGACGGCGCCACGCCCTATGTGGCCGGAACCGACTTCAACGTCGATCCCGAAACCGGTGCGGTGCAGATCCTCGCCGGCGGTGACATCGTGGCGGGCAATGTGGCGTTCGGCTACACACCCGTCGCCGGCTCCTACACGCGCCTGAAGACCGGCGGCAACACGTCGTTCCTCTCGGCGATCCGCGTCATGGCCGACAACGCCGCAGGCAGCAACAAGGACTGGTACATGCCGCGTTGCAGCCTCACGCCGTCCGGTGACCTGCCCATCGTGTCCAACGAAGTCGAGTTCGTGACCGTGGAATTTGATGTGGACATCCTCAAGTCCGCCAACGCCGAAGCGATCTACGTCGGAGGCCGCCCGGTCGCCTGACCTTCGCGCCCGTCCCCGCGCCTGGCCGCGGGGACGTGGCGACGCATGCGGCTTCGCACTGAGGCTCCATGCGCCGCCATTACCCCTTCACCTGAACGTCCCGCTTCATGGCCTTCAAGCCGATCCAGATCGTTATCAACGCCAAGGACGATGCGTCCAAGGTCTTCGACCGCCTGCAGCAGCGCGTGATCGCGTTCGCTGCGCTGGTGGCCGGTTACTTCGGCATTCAAGCCTTTGCCGGCTGGATCAAGGGCGGCGCCGACTTGGAGCAGGCGCTCAGCCGCGTGCAGGCCGCCACCGGCGCCACGGCGGCCGAGATGCGCATGCTGCGCAAGGCGGCGCAGGATGCCGCCGCCGATGCGCGCTATGGCTTCACCGAACTGCAGGCCGCCGGGGCGCTGGAGAACCTCGCCAAAGCCGGCCTCGATGTGCGCGACGCCATCGCGACCTTGCCGGCCGCCATGCAGCTCGCGCGCGCCGGCGATGTCGAGCTGGGCACCTCGGCCGAGTACCTGACGAAGATCGTCAACGGGCTGGGCCTGTCGTTCGCGGATGCCGGCCGCGTGGCCGACGTGCTTGCGCTCGGCGCGAACGCCACGAACACCAGCGTCACCGGCCTGGCGCAAGCGCTGAGCTATGCAGCGCCGCTGGCGAACACACTCGGGCTGAGCCTCGAATCCACGGTCGCCATCGTGGGCAAGTTCGCCGATGCCGGTATCGATGCGAGCCGCGCGGGCACGGCCCTGAACAGCATCTTTGCGCAGTTCTCCGACCCGGCCAGCAAGTTCCGCACGGAGCTGGCCGCGGCCGGCATCACGTCGACAAATTTCGAGAAGGCGCTCCACGAGCTGGCCGCGGCCGGCCCGGCGGGGCAGCGGGCCATTGCGGCGGTGGGGCAGGAAGCTGGACCGGCGCTGCGCGCGCTGCTGAATCAGGGCGTGGATTCGCTCGATGCGCTGACGAAGAAGCTGGAGAGCGCCAAGGGCAGCGCCGCCGAGACAGCGGCGATCATGCAGTCGAACCTCAACGGGGCGCTCGACGGGCTGCGCACGGCGTGGGACTCGACTGTTAACGCGCTCACGACCCCTATTCTTCCGGTGCTCAAGCAGGGCGTCGAACAGTTGTCGGGTGCGCTGCGCAGCGCCGTGGCCGATGGCACTGTGGGACGGTTCGGCAATGCCCTGGCCTCCGCGTTTCAGAACGGCATCAAGTGGGTGCAGGCCTTCGTCGCAAGCGTTGATGTGCCGGCACTCGTGGCAAAGGCGCAGGCACTGGCCGACCGCGCCGGGGCGCTGCTCGACAGCTTCGGCCAGAAGGCGCAGACCACGGGCAGCATCGTGCAGGCGGTCTGGGGCGCGATGTCGGCCGGCGCGAACGTGGTCATCGCGGTCATGTTCAAGATGGCCGAGGCCATGGCGAATGTGGTCAGCGCGGTGCAATCCGGGCTGGCCGCCATCATCGGCGGCCTGGCGAAGATCAGCTTCGGCGAACTCTCGGCGGCGTTCAAGGCGGCGGCCGATGAGGTGCGGCTCTCGGCCGAAGCGACGGGCGCGGTCGCCGAAGCGTTCGGCGAGAAGGCCGGCGAAGCCTTCGAGCGCGCGACCGAGGGTGCCGAGCAGGCGCAGGCGGGCTGGGCCGGCCTGACCGGCAGCGCCGAAGCGACCACGGCCGCGGCCACCAGCGGCGCCGCAGCTTTCACGGGCATGGCCGCGGAGATGAAGGCGGCGGGCGACACGGCGCAGGAAGCCGGTCAGAAGGCCGCCAGCGGCGCCGAAACGCAGCGGGTGAAGGCCGAGGAAGCCCGGGCCACGGTCGAGCGCCTGCGGGCCGAATACGCGCAGGCCATCGAAACCAAGAATCTGGAGCTGGCTGCGCAGAAGCTCGACGAGCTGAAGAAGGCGAACCTCGCCGCGGCCGATGCGGCAGTCACCAACAAGAAGGCACAGGTCGATGCGGCGGCGGAAATTGCCGCCGCCTTCCAGCGCGCCGGCGTGCAGACCAAGACCGAGTTGGAGACGATGGCGAAGACCGCGCTGCGCGACTTCGAATTGATTCGCGACAGCGGGCAGGCGACCGCCAACGGGCTGGGCGAGGCATGGAAGCGTGCCGCCGAGGCCGCCATCGACGCGGGCAACGGCGTGGCGCCTGGCTGGGTGCAGGCACAGGCCGCCATGCGCGGCTTCGAGGTCGTGCTCGACGGTGCGGGCCGCTCCACCGTCAAGCTGCGCGACGCGCAGAACGACGCGATGCAATCGGCATTCGGCTTGGCCGGTGCGCTGCGCGAGGTCACGAACGCCCGCGAGCGCGACATCGAGACGCGCGAGAAGGCCAACGCCCTGAAGGAGCGCGAGAACGCGCTGGAGAACAAGCGCCTTGGCCGCGATGCGAGCGGGTTCTCGACCGACAAGAACGGCAAGACCGTGAACGCCGGCAGCGACCTGGGCACCCTGACGGGCATCGCCGCGTTCCTGAAGGCCGCCGGCGTCAGCGACGAGAAGAGGGCGCGGGCCATCGCGATGGAGTTCGCCGACACCAAGGGCGACATCCCGTTCTTCAACAACCCGGGCCAGAAGAAGTACGCGGACGGCGGCACGCTGAGCATGGCGCTGCTCAAGGCGGCCGAGAAGGAAACCTTCTTCGGCAACGGCCAGTCGCCCACCGCTATCCCGGTGCCGCAATCCAACCGCACGGTGAACCTGCACCTGAACCTCAACGGCCGCGACTACGGCACGGTGAACACCGATGCTGCCGGCGCCGATGCCATCGAGGATCTGCTCGCGCAGCTCGGCGCCGCGGCCGGCGCCTCATCCAACCGCCCGGGCAAATAGACATGGCCGCACCCGCTTTTCACACGCTCGCCGGCCTGCCGATCCCGCGCGGCATGGTCTGGTCCGACGAGTTCGGCTGGAGCCGCATCGAGAAGAGTCTCGAGTATTCGGTCACTGGCGCCGCCTTGATCGATGCCGGTGTGCGCCTGGCCGGGCGCCCCATCACCTTGCAAGGCGAGGTCGAGGCCGGATGGATCAAGCGCGGCGCGCTCACGGCGCTGCAGGCGCTCGCCGAGTCCGACGCCACCGGTGCGCACGCGCTCGTGCTGGCCGATGGCCGCACCTTCGACGTGCAGTTCGCGCCGGGCCTGCCGGTCGAAGGCAAGCCCATCGCGCGGCCCGAGCTGCCCGTCGAGCACTACCCCTATGTCGCCACCGTGCGGCTCATCACCGTCTGACCATGACCATTCTCGAATCCGATATCAAGCTCGTTGCCACACAGGTGATGGACGATGTGCCCGAAGGCGGCGGCGCGCCGACCTCCAAGGTGATCGAAGACGGCGCGAGCAATTCCGTCTTCAAGGACATCTCGGCCGTGGACCGCGCGCAGGGCGATGTGTCGATCATGAAGATTGCCGCGGTCATCCAGACCCTGAACACCGACACCGCGCTCGGCGGCGTCGTCATCATCTCGCGCCCGCCGGCCGACCCGAAGGTGAGTGCGACCCTGTTCGCGACCGGGGACTTCTTCGACCGCCGCGCGAGCATCCAGAACCGCATCGAGGCCTACACCTCGCCGGGCGAAGAGTTCAACGGCTACCTGCTGTCCAACCATGTGCAGGGACAGCGCTCGCTGCAGATCTTCCAGCGCCCGGGCGCGACGCCGCCGAGCATCAACGGCACGCTGCAGATCAGCGGCGGCGGCAAGACCGAATACGTGCGCGTGTCGAAGGTCGATGTCGAGCAGCGCACCTACAGCTACAGCTCGGGCGGCGGCTCGTTCGTGGACTTCCCGGCGCAGGTGTGCGTCTGCGAGCTGGTGGACGGGCTGAAGAACGACTTCACCGGCACGCCGGCGAACCGCCTCTTCGAGCGCAGCGGCACGGCGGCGGCCATCAACAAGATGCTGGTCGCCAACGCCTCGAAGTTCTACGGTATAGCAACGCTCGCCGCCGACGTGCCGCAAGGGACGTTCTCGGCCGTGGTGGACCGCATTGACACCCAGCTCGTGCCGAGTGCCACGACCGAGATTCCCATCGTGGACACCAGCGCGGCCGGCTCGGCCGTGTCGCTCGTGGCCTCCGGCACCGGCACCGTCTCGCTGACCACGGGCGTGGCCTTCGGCCCGAATTCGATCATCGTCGTGGGCAACCCGGTCTATCCGGGCTCGCTGTCGGTGGCCACGACGGCCGGCACGCTGACCGACGACGGCGGGCGCCTGAAGCTCGGCGCGCTGACCATCGGCAGCGTCAACTATGCCGGCGGGTCGATGAGCTTCGCGAGCGATGCCCCCGCGATCACCGGGAACAAGACCATCGGCTTCCGGCCCGCCGGCGCGCCCATCCAGCTGGCCGACTCGGCCTCCATCGTGGTGACCGTCGAGAGCCGGCGCATCAACTACCCGCTCACGATCCTGCCGCCGCCGGCGCCGGGCTCGCTGCGCGTGGCGTACCGGGCCGGCGGCAACTGGTACGAACTGGCCGACGACGGGGGCGGGCGCCTCTCGGGCAGCAGCTCCAGCATCGGCAGCGGCACGGTGGACTATGCGACCGGCACGGCCCTGCCAACGCTGGGCGTGCTGCCCGATGTGGGCAGCGAGGTGGTCTACACCTGGGCGGCCAAGGTCAACTACAAGGACCGCAGCGGCATCCTCACCGCGGCGCTGTCGATCCTGCTCGCGCTCGACCACCAGGCGGCGCAGGCCGGCACGGTGTCGGTGGACTGGAACGACGGTGCGGCGCGCCACGCGACCGACAACGGCAGCGGCGTGCTCGCGGGCGATGCCACCGGGCCGGTGTCCTATGCAAGCAGCACCATCGAGGTCAGGCCCAACGTGCTGCCGGCCTCGGCGGTCGCGTTCACCGTGGGCTACAGCCACGGCGACCCGGCGACGAAGACCTTTGCGGCGCCGGCGCGCAACGTCGATGGGTCGATCACGCTGAACCTCGGGCAGACCAACATCGCGCCGCGCTCGCTCGCGCTCGACTGGAACCTCGTGCTGCAGTCCACCGGCGGCGTGCCGGCCGACCAATGGGTGCCGCAGAACTTCGCGGCCACCAAGACGGTGACCGACGACGGCGCCGGCAACCTGAAGGACGGGCTCGGCGTGTCCTTCGGCACGCTCGACTATGCCGCCGGCGTGGCGACCCTGTTCCCCGAAGCCATCGTGACGGTGGCCGTGCCGCAGTGGTCGGTGAATCAGCTCGGCATTCTGGGCACCGTGCTGTCGCCGAACCTGCCCGGCGCCTACCGCAACACGCTCACCGGCTACACCTATGCGCCGCTGGCCGCGTCGCTGCCGACCGATGCCTCGGCGCTCGTGTCGGCGAGCTTCCGTGTGGTGGGGGCGGGCACGACAAAGAGTCAGGTCTTCAATCAGCCGAAGCTCTCCATCCGGCTGCTGCCGAACTTCAGCGAGCCGGGCGTGCCGGGGACGGTGAATTTCACGCTCGGCGGGAAGACCTACTTCGACCGTGCCGGTGCTTTGTACACGGACCTCGACCCGGCGACCGGCGCCGCGACGCTGGCGGGCACCTACGACTATGCGATAAACGTCGCGTCGCTCAACGCCTGGCCGGCTTCGGCGTCGAGCACGGTCACGGTGAACAGCCTGCTCACGACCTTGGACGGCCAGCCGGTCGAATACGTGGTGTTCCGCACGCCGGTGGCGCCGATCAGCCCGGGCTCGCTGCAGCTGCTCGCCACCAAGCTCAATGGCGGCACCATCAACGTGACGGCCGATGCCGCAGGCTTCATCAACGGCACGAACGTGCATGGCACCTTCGACCATGCGACCGGCGTCGGCAAGGTGCGCTTCGGCGACTGGGTGACCGCGGCGGGCAACGAGAGCGCCATCTGGTATTCGCCCGATGCCGTGGGCAGCGACGGCAAGATCTGGAAGCCGGTCCCTGTCTTCGCCAGCACCATCCGCTACAACGCGGTGGCCTTCATCACCTTGCCGGTCGATGCCACGCTCTTGGGCCTCGACCCGGTGCGCCTGCCGGCCGATGGCCGCGTGCCGATCTTCCGCAAAGGCGAACTGGCGGTGATCCACAACACCAAGCGCCTGCCGCCGGCCGTGGTTGCGAACGGGCAGACGCTGAGCGCGGGGCGCGAGCGGCTGTCGCGGGTGCGGATCATCGGTGCCGATGGCGTGACCATCGAGACGGGTTACACGCGCAACCTCGATGCCGGCACGGTGACCTTCACGGACGTGTCGAGCTACGCGCAGCCGGTGGTCTATGAGCACCGCGTCGAGGACATGCTCACGCTGTCCGATGTGGGCATCGATGGGCGCCTGGCGTTCGCCGGCCGAATCTCCCACGACTACACCGCGGGCGACAGCTATGTGAGCAGCGGCCTGCGCATGGGTGACGTGAAGGCGCGCGTCTCGCTGCTGTTCGATCAGCAGGCATGGACGGGCCTGTGGTCGGACAGCCTCATCGGCAGCGCCGCTGATGCCACCTTCAACGACATCGACCACCCGATCACGGTCACCAACAAGGGTGCCGTGACCGAGCGGTGGCGCATGCAGATCAACAACGGCGGCAATAGCTACAACCTGATCGGCGAGCACCTCGGCCAGATCGTGACCGGCCAGAGCCTGACCGCCGACTGTTCGCCGCTTGGCCCCTCGGGCGTGCCCTACATGACGATCCCGGCGGCCGGCTTCGGCAACGGCTGGCCCGCCGGCGCGCTCATCCGCTTCAACACCATCGCGGCGACCTTTCCCTTCGTGCCCATCCGCACCGTGCAGATGGGCGCCGAGACGGTGCTCGACGACAGCTTCGAAATTCTGGTCCTCATCGGCGTGGACCGCCCGTAACGAGAGAGCGAGAAAGAACCCATGACTTCAGTTGTCGATACCAGCGTCAAATACTTCACGAGCCTGATGTCGGGCGCGCCGCCGCTGTCCGGGACCGCCGGGGCCGTGATTGCCCTGATCGACGCCTGCGCGAAGGATGGCTTCGACCTCAAGGCGCTGACCTCGCTGACGGTCGCGGGCGGCGTCGCGACGGCAGCCTACACAGGCACGCATTCCGCTGCGGTGGATTCGGTCGTGCTGATCGCCGGCGTGACGGGCGGCCCCGCCGGCTGGGCGGGCCTCAACGGGGAACAGAAGATCACCGGCAAGCCGGGCGCCGCTTCGGTGACGTTTGCGACCAACCTGCCCGATGGGGCCTACACCGGCGCCATCAGCATGAAGATGGCGCCGCTGGGCTTCGCGAAGATTTTCAGCGGGGTCAACTTGGCCGCCTATCAGTCGACCGACCCGGCCAGCACGAAGATGGTCCTGCGCCTGGACGACAGCGCCGCACAGGTCACGCGCGTGGTGGGTTGCGAGGTGATGTCGGACATCAACACGTATTCCGGCTTGTTCCCGACCGCCGCGCAAATGTCCGGCGGCGGCTACTGGTGCAAGAGCAATGCGGCCTCAGCGGCGCCGGTGCAATGGATGCTCATCGGCGACGCGCGCGGCTTCTTCTTGCATGTGTGCCCTGGCTATGTGACGAACGTGCAGTTCTCCAATGGCACCACGCGCTACTTCGGCGATCTGGTGGCACTTCGGCCCGGAGGCGATGGATATGCGGCGTCCCTGAGCTACTCGACATCCTCCACGCCGAATGCGCAGGTAGACGGACAACCGGACGCTTTCCAGAACGTGTTTCAGCAGGCCATGCCGCGCGGGCCGTCCGGCTTAGGCTCCGGCCAGCTCAATGCCTGCGTGCCCTATATCGGGCTCAATACGGCGTATTCAGGCATGGATACGTTCCTCGGGCCTTTCCCGAGCGCCATCGACGGGGCGCTGCGCCTGTCCAAGCGTTTCCTTGTCACGGGCGCCGCGCTGCCGCCGCGCGCGGAAATGCCGGGCATGTACAGCGTGCCGCACAACAACTGCTTTGATTCGTTCAAGTTCAATGATCGCGTGGCCGGGACCGGCCTGCTGCTCGGCCGAAATCTGATCTGTGTGAACCCGTCGAATGCGGCAATGAATCAGGTTGCGACCTTCAGCAACAGCGGCGCGACGTTCTTTGACATCACGGGCCCGTGGCCGCGTTAACCCATGAGTGCCCATCGCTACTGGCGTGCGCGCGGGTTCAGCACCGCGCTCGGGCGCGCGCTGTCGCTGAGTGAACTGCACCTGTATGCAGTAGGGAGCCGCGTCGATGCGACCGCGACGCTCACGACCAACATCGCGCCCACCTTGGGGGCGGTGGCGAACTTGCAGGACGACGATGTTTCGACGGGGGCGCGCTGGCTGTCCGGCGAAGGCGTTGCGCTGTCGTGGGATTTCGGCGTTGGCGGCGGCGTCGATGTGGACGCGGTGCGCGTCGGCTCGACCGATGCGGCGCAGACCGAATTTCCGGTGTTCCTGAGCGTGTGGTTCTCCGACGATGCGACCACATGGACCCGCCATGCCGACTGGGCGGCCGACTACCCGGGCGCGCAGCTCAAGACGGCGGGTTTCTACAACTGGCAGCCGAACGATATTGCGGTTGTTGCGCAGCTGGAATTCGTTGGCGCCGATGGCTCGACGGCGTTCGCCGACGACATCGCGGGCAACGTCTGGACGGCGGGCGGATCGGCGCAGATCAAGACCGACCAGTTCAAGTGGGGCGGTTCGGCGGGCTACTTCAACGGCACCACGGACTACCTGTTCATGCCGTCGAAGCCGGGCTTGAATCTTGGGACAACCGATTGGGCGATCGAGGTCTGGTTTCGGCTGACATCGCAGGCCAATGACTACGCCACGATCTTGGCCAACGGCCCGGCGACTTTCGTAGGGGGCAGTCGCTTTCTCATGGCGTATGGCAGCGCGTCGGCCTTTCACACGCGGAAGATCGGATGGGGCGGCGAAGGCTCGGTGTATTCGAATCCGCTCGTCGTTTCAACGACGCTCACGACGGTGGGCGTGTGGTATCGCGTCAAGGTTTGCAGGGTCGGGGCCACCGTGTACCTCTACGTCAATGACGTGTTGGAGGCCTCGAATGCTGGCGGCAACCAAAGCGGCGGCGTCGATCTTGGGCTCTCGGGCACCTACATTGGCCGCAACAGCTGGGACGGTGCCAAGGGGTATTTCCACGGGCATATCGGCGAGCTGCGGATCACGCATTCGGTTGGCGAAGACGGGGCGGCACTGCCGGCCTATGTGCGGCATCCATTGCCGAAGAAAACGCCGCAGATGCGCGTGATGCCACCGGACGGCAAGGTCTTGTCGGCCTTGCAGATGTGGCCGTTCACGGGCGCGGCCCTGATCCCTCCGCCGACCAAGACGCGGGGCGACTATGTGACGGGCGTGCTCGGCAAGGGCATCGGTCGCGTGCGTGGCTTCACCCTCGATTACGTCAATCCGTTGAACAAGCCGTATCGGAGCCATGTGCGCTTGATTCGTGAGTCCGATGGTCTGGTCATTCGGGATGCGTGGAGCGGGGCCGATGGCGCCTACGACTTTCAGTACATCGACGAACTGCAGAGCTACACCGTGGTCGCCTATTACGTGGACCACGGGAAGCGGGCCGTCATCACTGACGGCCTGACGCTGGCCAATGGCAAGGTGGAGTTGATGGCATGAACGTGCTCGCGATCAACGCCATGCTGCAGGGGCCGGGCCTTCTGGCCTATCTGGGCGAGGGCGCGCGCTTTCTGGTCTACGGCGGCGCGCAACCGGCGGAAGGCGGCGCCGGCACTACGCTGCTGGCTGCGGCCGTGCTCGCGCTGCCGGCGGGCGCCGTCGCCGATGGGACGCTCGCGCTCACGCAGGCCGACAGTGCGGGCGACCTGGCACTCGCGACGGGCATCGCGACATGGGGTCGCGTGGAGCTGGCCGGCGGCACCTGGGTGGCCGACTTCAGCATGAGCGGTCCCTCGGGCGCGGGGCAGGTGAAGCTTGTTGTCGTCAACCCGCCCGAAGGCGACCCCGAGGCGAAGCTCTACCAAGGCGGAACCTTCTTCATCGGCGAGGTGGTCTTCGGTGCTTGAAGACCTAATCTTCCGGAAGCCGCCCCTCGACGGGCCGCCGAATGTGCTGGTGTTCGGGGAACCCGACGCGACCGCCACCGCGGCCTACGCGCTCGGCCGCATCCCGCTGCCGGCTTTCATGGTGTCCGGCGCGGCCGTGGTCACGATGCCACCCTATGCGACTGCCGGCGGCGCGATCCCACTGCCGGCATTCATGGTGCGGGGTGCGTCGAGTTACTCGAGTGCGGTTTCGCGTCCGCTGGTCGGCAAGGTGTCGGCTGGCTGGCAGATCGCACAGCAGATCGAAGGCGGCGCGCTGGCGCGGCACCAAGGCGCTGAACGCGCGCGTGCCTATCGCGCGACCGCATGGCAGACGGTCGCATCGGTGGCCGCTGGCGTCGCGCCGGCTTGGCAGGACGTGCGCCGTGCCGATGCTGCCGCGGCGCTGCGGCATCAGGCGGCCAGCCAAATGGGCGCCGCGGTTGTGCTGCGCCATCAGGAGGCAGTGCGGGTGCGTGCTGGCGCCGCGGCACGCTGGCAGGAGGCTGTGCGCGTGGCGACGGCGCCGGTCGGCATCCGGCATCAGGAGGCCGAACGGTTGCGCCGCGGCGTGCGTGCGCGCTGGCAGGAGGCCGTGCACGCCGAGCGGCGTCATGGGACTGGCTTCGGCGCCGCGGTACAGCTCGACATCGGGCGCGTGTCGCGGTGGCAGGCGGCCATGGCGCCGCTGCCTGGCCGCGCGCTCATCGAGCCGCCGGTCGAGAACCCTTGCTATGTGCCCTCGACGACGCTCGTTTTCAGCGAACGGCAGCAGTTCAGCACGACGCTCATTTTTGTTTGCGAGCGGCATGCGCCGCCGCCCGGCACCGGGCAGACCGTTGTCGTGCCCGTCTTGGAGGTTTATTCCGTGGAAAACAGCATCGCGCTCACGCGCGTGGACAGTGGCGAAATCATCGAAGCCCGGGGGTTTTCGATGTCGCTCGACGCCGACTCGTGGACTTGGCAGTGGAGCGCCACGCTGCCGGGCGCGGCGCTGCCGCTGGTGCAGGAGGATGGCAACGGCGATCCGGCCGAGCTGCTCGCGATGGTCAACGGCGTGCCGTATCGGCTCGTGGCCGATGTCCCCGCGCGTGAGCGCCGCTTTGCCCGCGCGGAGGTGCGCGTGCGCGGCAAGGGTCGCGCTGCGCTGCTCGATGGACCCTATGTGTCGGAGCAGCACTTTGCATCCGCCTCGGGGCGCACGGCGGCGCAGCTCATGGCCTTGGCTATGACTATTAACGGGGTTAATAACGGCTGGGCCATCGACTACGGGATTGGCGACTGGTTCGTGCCGGGCGAGACCTGGGCCTTTCAGGGCACGCCCATCGCGGCGGTGCTCGACATCGCGACAGCGGCCGGCGCCATCGTGCAGCCGCACAACACCGACCCGACGCTGCGCATCCTTCCGCGCTATCCGGCGGCGCCATGGATGTGGCACACGCTCACGCCGGACTACGTGCTGCCCGCTGATGTCGTGTCGGTGGAGGGCATCGAATGGGTGCGACGGCCGGCCTACAACCGCGCCTTCGTGTACGGCGCCTCCGGCTCGGGCGTGCGGGGCGACATCACGCGCAGCGGCACTGCGGGTGACTATGCGGCGCCCATGGTCGTGCATCCGCTTATGACGCACGCCGATGCCGTCATGCAGCGCGGCATCGCGGAGCTGAGCAACACGGGCCGGCAGGCGCACGTCAGCCTGCGCATGCCGGTGCTCGCTGAGACGGGCCTGATTCTTCCGGGGTCGCTGGTGCGCTACGACGGCGGCGATGCCACGCGGCTGGGCTTGGTGCGCGGCGTCGCGCTCGATGAGGCCTGGCCCACGTTGCGGCAGACGCTCACCGTCGAAACGCATGTGGAGGCCCGAGCATGAGCCGCAATCCCTACAGCGTCTTTCTGGATCTGCTGCCGCCGAAGCGGCTGGTGATCGCGACCGTGACCGGCATCGACGGCGATGTCGCGCGGCTGGTGCTGCCCGGTGGCGGCGTGCTGACGGCGCGCGGCGTGGGGCAGCGCGTGGTCGGCGCCGAGGTGTATGTGCGCGATGGCGTGATCGAGGGCGATGCGCCCGCCGACATGCCGCTCGTGCAGTTCGAAATTTAAGAAGAGAGAAGAGGCACTTCATGGACATGGGCGACATCGCCGGCAATCCGATCGCGCAGCTTGCAGCGCTGATTCTCTCGATTGCCGGTGGATACAGGGTCTGGCGCTCACAGCAGCCGACCGATGCGAAGGAGCGGGCAGACAGCTCGGGGCAGATTGCCGCGCTCGCGACGTGGAAGGAACTGCTCGAAGGCGAGCGCGCCGCGCGCGTGCGGGCAGAAGAGCGCGCCGACAAATTCGCGGCCGAGCGCAATGAGGCGCTGGAACAGGTGTGGGAGATGAAGGGGCGCTTCGAAGCCATGAACGAGACCCTTGCCGCACAGACAGCCGAGCTCGGCATCTTGCGCGAGCAGGTTCGCCAACTGAAGGAGCAAATCCATGCACCGTAACTCCGCAGCCGATTCCGACCGCGCGCCGCTTGACGAGCAGCCGCGCATGCGCGTGCCGCGTCAGTGGCGCCGGCTCTTCGAAACCGTGGGGGTCGTCGGGAGCCTATTCCTCGGCGGCTTCGGCTCGGGCTACTTCTGGGCCACACGCAATGCCGAAATGCAGATGACGCGACAGCGCGACGACCACCTCGCGGAAATCGACCGGCTGCGCGACGCCTTCAGCGACCGTCTCACTTCCCTTGCTGGCCGCGTGAACCAGGCGGCCGGCACCGCGGCGAGCGCTGCGCAGACCGCGGGCGAAGCCGCGAGCACTGCGCAGACCGCCGCACAGACCGCCAACCAGGCTGCGAAGACCGCGGCGAAGGAACTCAAGAAGCCATGATTGACACGCAAACCCTCATCGACTGCACCGGTGCCGCACGCGCCGATGCGGAGCGCTACACCCTGCACCTGGCGGACGGGATGAACCGCTTTGGCATTCACTCCGTCAACACCATTGCGGTCTTCCTCGGGCAGCTCGCCATCGAATCCGACGCGCTGCAGAAGGTCGAAGAAAACCTCAACTACACCACGCCGGCCCGGCTGCGCGAGATCTTCCCGAGCCTGTTTGTCAAAGGCGGCTATCGGGCGGAAGAGTACGTGCGCAACGCCCGAGGGCTGAGCATGCTGCGCTACAAGGGCTTCCATGGTCGCGGCCTTATCCAGTTGACCTGGGAAGACGCCTACGTCGCCGCGGGCCATGCGCTCGGCGTGGACTTCCGCCGTAATCCCGAGCTGCTGCTGCAACCGAGGTATGCGGCGCAGTCGGCGTGCTGGTTCTTCGCGGTGTTCAAGGACTGCTTGCCTGCAGCCGAACGTGGCGACGTCTACGACGTTACTGGGCGCGTGAATGGACCGGCCCGCCTGAAGCTCGCGGAGCGCAAGGCGATCACTGCGCGTGCCTACAAGGTGCTGAGCCAATGAAGCTGCTCGACATCGTGCCTTCGTGGCTCTGGGCACTGCTACTGATGCTTGCGCTTGCCGTAGTGGGCGTGGAGCGCACGCAGGTACTCAAGGCGAGGGCTGACGTGTCCAAGGCACAGAAGGCCGTCTCCGATGAAAAGCTCGACCGTCAGGCCGAGAACACCCGCCGCGCGCTCGCGGCGCTTGATGACCTGCAGCGCGTGCTCGCAATGCAGGCCGCCCATGCCAAAGCCCAACAGGACAACGTCAATGCCTACGAAAAGAAACTGGCCGTGCTCGACGGCCGCCGCCGCGCTGCTGCTGGTGATGCTGAGCGGATGCGCAACCAATTTGCCGCCTTCGCCGCCCGTGATCGGGACCAAGCCGCAAGCGACCCCGCTGCCTGCCTCCGTATCGCGGATCGATCCGCGGTCCTCGGAGACCTGGCTGCGCGAGGTCAGGAGCTACTTGAGCGAGGTCGATTCGTTGTTGAGCAGCGAGACGCTGAAGTAGAGTTCCTACTCTCCACGATCAACAACGACCGCAAGCTGACTACGCCGGCTGCGCCATAGGCCCAACCGGCGCAATACTTAGTCCAGTTCGGGCAGCGCCAGCAGCTTCCGGTCGAATGCTTTGTCTGCGACCGTTCGAAGTTCGGCATCGGTCTGAAGGGTGCTGGGTTGCACGATGACTTCTACGGCGTGTTCGCCGTCCTTGGGCTTCAGAACGAAGCGCATTCCGGCTCGGTAGAGCGCGATAGCTTCGTTGGCAGTTTTTCGCCATATCTCGATTCGGCCAAGCTTCTCGCCGATTTCGATGATGCGATTCCCGCGTTTCTTGACATGCGTAATAACAACAACCATTTTGGTTCTCCAGTTTCGGGTTACAAAAAAACAGCGTTTGATTTCGTCAAACGTTTGGAACCCAACTGAGAACATGGCAAGATATTACGTCGCTTAGACGGTGCATCTAAAACATGCTCCTTCCCCGATTCCAACAATCGGGGCCAAACGGTCAGACCTTCCTAGGGGTCTGGCCGTTTGCGTTTGAGAGTTCCTATCGGAGTTTCTCTAACGGGGCGGAAGACACTATATCTAGGGCGGATAGGGTCTACAAGCCACTACATGTAGTGTTCTAGGTAAATCTAACCCTTGACAATCTTTTGAGTCGCTGTCCGGCTCACCCTGCAAAGCCGCATGCGCGCTCATGATTGTTGACGTCCCCCGCATGGGGCGTGGCTTTCGGCGGAAATTCGGTCTACAGGGCGCATGGATGCTGCATAGTTGTCTTCATAGTTTCACGGCAGCAGCGGCGCAAGATCGGAGCATCACGGCGCGGGACGCGATTGAAAAATTTAGCGCTTTGGCACCCGCGGAGGAAACTTTTGTGGGCGCTAGTCGGTGGCTGACGGGGGGCGCGCGCACAGGATCTCAATGGGGCCAAGCCCGTTGATGACTGCCTCGCGGCGATGTTCGTCACCGAGGCCAGGCCGGCAGCAATCCCTCTTCCTCATCATCGTTCACGTTGAAGCCCGATGAGCTGCGAGCATTCATTCGCTCGAGCGCAGCGAAGCCGACTTCATGTTCGGTCACGCACCACCAGGTCTGCCGCGTCTGGATCGGCTTGCTCTTGACTCCGCGTGTGCTGATCTCAACGCCATCGATCAACACGCCGCCTTCCTTGATCGTCAGCACGCGCGCGTATTGCAGGACCGGCAGCAAGTCCTTCTGCGGGTCCTTGATGCTCAGGAGGCGGGCTTGCATGGTGTTCCCGTAGTGCTCGCGATTCGCCTTGCGGAAATCGAGCACGCCCGGCATGCCGCCCTGGCAGGTCACTCTCTCGCGCGACATCCAGTTGCCGTGCCACCGCAGCAGGACTACATTGCAAAGCACATGGGCCTCTCGACAGCATCACACAGGCCCATAGAGTGCCCGGATGTGCTCGCCGGCATTCCCATCGGAGGGATCGCCGTAGCGGTCGCCGATGGCCGCACACAGCTCGGCTACTCCAAAGGCGAAATCGATCTGCATCTGGTCGAGCTTGTCGCCCGGCTTGATGATGCCCAGCTCGGCTGCCAGCGCGGCGAATTGCGCCTCGGGCTCGCGTGTGAGGCATTCGGCTATCGAGGCGCTTTCTGAACATTTCTCGCGATCCGCGCGCAAAGGATCAGGCATATTTACTCCCAAAAAGTACTGTAAATGCATACAGTATCGAACCGACCTAAGTGCCCGTCAATCCGTTCCCGAGTGCAGAATCCGGCCAATGTGCAACCGTTACATCTCCCCGGATGACTACGAGATTGAGAGCTTTTGGCACGTCCGCCAGAACGGTCCGCCGCGCTGGGTGAAGGCGGTCTATCCGCGTTACCTCGGGCCGTTCATCCGCCGTGCCAAGGACGTGACAGGTTTCGAGCGCGAGCTGGTCACGGGCCAGTGGGGCCTGATCCCGTGGTTCGCGAAGGAGCCGAAGCTCAAGTACCCGACGAACAACGCCCGCAGCGAAGAGCTCGAAGCGAAGGCCAGCTACAAGGACCCATGGAAGCGCGGCCAACGCTGCATCATCCCGGCGGTCGCCTTCGACGAGCCGAACTGGGAAACGGGGAAGAACGAGTGGTGGCAGTTCCGCCGCGCCGACGGCGCGCCATGGGGCCTGGCTGGGTTGTGGAGCACTTGGACCGACAAGGCGACCGGCGAAATTCACGAGAGCTACACCATGCTGACGCTCAACGCCGACGCTCACCCGCTCATGAGCCGCATGCACAAGCCCGATCCAAAGCTGCCGCCCGATAAGCAGGACAAGCGCTCTGTGATTCCGCTCGAAGCCCACGAGTTCGATCTCTGGCTGGCTGGCACCATTGAAGATGCGAAGAAGCTGCTGAAGCTGGCGCCCATCGAAGTGTTCGATGCTGGTCCGGCGCTCGCGTAGCATCGCCAGTCTTCAACAGGGAGCGGAGATGGACGAAATTTGGAAACAGATGGCTAGCCCGGTGTTTTGGGTTTGCACCGTGGCCCTCGGGCTGCTGAGTTCGTTGCTGATGCACTTTCTCTTGCGGGCTCTCGACAAGAAGATTAGTGGTTGGAGCGCGTCCCGTAAGTTGCTAAGAGAGGCTCAAAGTGAGAGCTTTCGAGCGGACCTGAAGCTGCTTGCTGAAAACGCGGAGCTGGTGCCTCTGTATGTCGCTAAAGAGCAGCGTCTGCGCGCAATAGCCTTCACGCAGGCTGTCGGAGGAATGTCAACTTGCTATTTTGCTTCGTTGTTGCTGCTGCAGAACGGACCCGTCGTCACGACGTTTGCAGGAATCCAGTACTCACTGGCGATACTGGCGGCAGCTTATTTTATTTGGCGAGGCGGCGACCTCTTCTTAGACTCGAGGCGGCAGGCAGGGGTTCTCGAGTCCCTCTACGCGAAGCTCCGAGCCGAGAAGATCGGGTCTAAGTTGATCAGGTAGCTCGTCGCCGCATCCTGACGGCGACATTGGCTGACAGCGCCCGGTCACTCCGGGGCGCAGCGTGGCTTCATGGCCCGCGTCGACGAATTGCAACCCATGCTTCTCGACGAGCGCCCGCTCGCCCTCGACGAGCCGGGGTGGATCTATGAATTGAAGATGGACGGCTATCGCCTGTTGGCCGAGTTCGGTGGCACGGTCCAGCTTCGAACCCGCAATGGCACCGACGCCACGAAATGGTTTCCTGAGATTGTGCAGAGCCTGGCGCAGGTGAAGTGCGGGCAGTGCGTGGTGGACGGCGAAGTCTGCGTGCTCGACGAGCTGGGCCGTAGCGACTTCAACCAACTGCAGGATCGGGCGCGGCGCCGTCGCCGATACCCCGGGTGCGCTGATGTCGTCTATTGCGTCTTTGACCTTCTCGTGAGTCGCGGTGTTGACATCACGGCGCGGCCGCTACTCAAACGCAAGGCTGCGCTCGCCAAGATTCTCAAGCGACCGCTGCCTTCCATCATGTACGTCGGCCACTTCGAAACCGGCGCTGCTCAGCTGTTCAAGGACGCCGTGATCCCGCTCAAGCTGGAAGGGCTGGTCGCGAAGCGCGCGGACAGCGTCTATCGGCCCGGCGTGCGCTCAAGTGATTGGGTGAAGGTGAAGCGAAAGGGAGCAATCCCGCCTGAGCGGTTCAAGCGCTAGGCCCGAAAGTTGTTCCGCAAACCTTGCTCGCCCCGCGTGGCTCTTGGCTTGTACGACCGACGTTTCTGCACTTTTGCGGAACAGAAGGCGAGCTAAGTAGTTGATCTAGGCCGAAGTCTTTGTGGACTCATAATCCGTTGGTCGATGGTTCAAGCCCATCACGGCCTACCACTTGGCATTCATTTCTCACTCGGTTCGCCGAGGGGCAAAAATGGATGCTATAATCGATAGCTGTGCGGCTGTAGCTCAGTTGGATAGAGTACTTGGCTACGAACCAAGGGGTCGTGGGTTCAATTCCTGCCAGCCGCACCACTCTTTGAATGGCCTAGAAGGTTTCGATCTTCTAGGCCATTTTCTTTTGGGTCATCGCCTCCGATGAGCCATGGGCACGGCCAGCCAAGACGAAGCAGGC